TTAAACATCTACACTTACCCCAGATTTGAATTCCACTGTGTAGTAATCATCGTAAACAGTTACTTTTTGCAGCAGGCGTCTTACGAGTGGCTCATCAAATTCGGCAAGTTCGGTATGCGGATTTTGAGTGATGAAGTCATGCAATTCGGAGATTCGCTTGATGTGTTCATCTCGGGTGACACCTTCGATTTCGGATTGGTGTTTTAACTCACGGAGGCGGAAGATTTCATCGGCAATGGTATCGTAGGCTTCTTTGTTGTTGGCTTTGGAGATGATTTCCTTTTGGAGTTCCATAAGCCTTTGGTCGATAGCTTCTTCTGAGGCAGCAGTGCTTGTTTTGATGACTGTTGTGATATTTTCTTGTAAGACATCAAGGTAATTTTGCTTGTCAGAAAGCATTTTGTTGATTGCTTGGACGATTACCGATTGTAGCACTTGTTCGTTTACGGTTCTGGCTTTACAGGCTTCGGTTGCACTTGATGGTTCAAGGCGGCTGACGCATCTCCAAACGATAGATTTGCAACCTCTGTTGTTCCAATGGATGCGACGGAACATGTTCCCGCAACAACCACAGTATACTATTTGTGAGAAGACGTGATTGCAACTGTAAGTATGGCGTTTGCCGGAGGAGTCGACTTTTACGGCTCGTCTGCGAATAAGTTCTTCTTGGACTAGCATGAAGAGTTCCTTGGGAATAATGGCTTCATGGTTATTCTCGACATAGTATTGTGGAGCAGTACCGTTATTCTTGATTCGTTTCTTGGTAAGGAAGTCTGTGGTAACGGTCTTTTGCAAAAGTGCATCTCCCATATATTTTTCATTTCGTAGTATCTTGTTGATGGTACTAGTGTGCCATTTTTCTTTTCCTGCTCCGGTTAATATACCGTCTCTTTCAAGTCCGGCAGCAATCTTATCCATGCTGTATCCTTCCAGATATTCTCGGTAAATACGTTTTACGATTTCTGCCTGTTCGTGGTTAATGATGAGGTTGCCGTCTTTATCTTTGTCATATCCTAAGAAACGATTATGGTTGACCTGTACTTTGCCTTGTTGATAACGATATTGGATGCCCATTTTTACATTTTGGGAGAGAGACTGGCTTTCCTGCTGTGCAAGAGAGGCCATAATGGTTAGAAGTACCTCTCCTTTGGAATCCATAGAGTTAATATTTTCTTTTTCAAAATATACAGGTATATTTTTATCCTTGAGCAATCGGATGTATTTCAGGCAATCAAGTGTATTTCGTGCAAATCGTGAAATGGACTTGGTGATTACCATATCGATGTTTCCGGCTTCGCAGTCGGCAATCAGGCGATTGAATTCTTCACGCTTTTTTGTGTTGGTGCCGGAGATACCATCATCAGCATAAATGCCTGCAAGTGCCCATTCTGGATTTTTCTGTATAAATTCTGTGTAATGCTCAATCTGTGCCTCATAAGAAGTGGCTTGTTCATCGCTGTCGGTACTAACACGGCAGTACGCTGCGACTCTAAGTTTTGGTTTCTCAGACTTTGTAACATTGTTGCCTGCTTTGGGTCTGGCAGGTATTAGCATGACATTTGCCATTATATCGCCTCGCTTTCAATTAAACTGTAAAGGTATTCTGCATGCTTTAATGGATCGGGAAAGTGATTTGTAATTTCTTTCATAGTAAAGTTGGTAGGCGCAACTTTGATAGGAAGAACAGTGACTTTATTTAGTCGTCTCATAGTGGTGGCTCGTGCGGTAAGTTCTGCATTTGCTCTTTTGTAGGTAGTCGTATCGATAATAGCAGGGTAGAAGTTATCGCCGATGTAATGTCTGTTTTGCAGCATACGTTTTACGGTTCCGTGATAAGTATCAATCCCGGATGCTTTTGCAGCAGCTACAAGTGCCAATCCACTTAGGTAATTGGTGTATAGAGTTCGTATCTTTGTGGCAGCAGGTTCATCGATAACTGCTTTGCCGTTTTCTATTTTATAGCCATAAGGTGTATGTCCCATAATCGTCAAATCCTTTCTTTTAAGGTTAATCCGCATTTCAATTTAAATCCTAGTTCATTTCGGGAGTAAACGATGACCTTATTTACATGGGAGTCAAATAAAGATTCGTCAAAAGTAGTAAGCATTTCGGAGTGTTCGGTAAAACATAGTAATTCAGATAATGCGGTAATTATTTCAGAATCTAAGTTGCATGATTTTTGCATGCTATCAATTTCTGTTTTGTAATTGTCTGCCAACATGAGAAGTTCATTGTTTTCTTTGTTGTAAAGAACTTGGTCGATGTAACCCTGTGCCATTAATTTGGTAAGAGTTTTTCGTTGCTCTGTGTTTTGAAGTAGTAGCGTTTGCAGTTCCTGTTCTCTTGTTGAGGACTTACCACTATTCGTATTGTGTAAATGGGTGAGAAGAGGACGTAGAATTTGCTTGTGTCCATATATCAGCTTGTTCATCATGGTAAGGAATGCAAGTTTTAAGTCATCGTCTCGAATATATAGCATGGAGCATCTGTCCTTGTCAGTGAGATGCGTGTTACAACACCATGCGATATATTTATGTTCTTTGCATGTGTGTACCCTGCGTTTGAAGGTGTTGCCACATTCGGAGCAGATGATGTTGCCGGAGAAACAATAGCGATTTTGGTATTTTTCCTGTCCTTTTGAATGCCTTTCTCTGATGCATGTTGTGCAATCATTTTTGCAACGGCTTCAAAATCTTCACGGCTTATAATGGGTTCATGATGGTCCATTATCATGTACTGGTCTTTGTCTCCGTAATTTACATGGCGGTTGAAATGGTAGTCGGTGTATGTCTTTTGAAAAATGACATCGCCTACATATTTTTCGTTGATAAGCATGCCACGAATAGAAGTTCCAGTCCAACGCCCGCCTTTCTTGGTAGGAACAGCTTCGGCATTTAATTCATTTGCAACGGCTTGTGAACCTTTTCCTGCAAGAGTCTCTGCAAATATTCTTTTTACAACGGCAGCTTGTACAGGATTGATAACCATTTCTGTGCCATTCCAGTCATAACCGTAAGGGGGATAGCTGATTTTAAATGTGCCATCCCTAAAGCGTTTTTGAATCCCCCATTTGTTGTTTTCGGAAATAGAGTGCGATTCACTCTCTGCCATGCTACTTAATATGGCAAGAAATAATTCACTTTCCATTGAGCCTGTATTGATATTTTCTTTCTCGAAGAAAATGGGAATCTGCAAATCTAGCAGAGTTCGCACCATATCGAGGCAGTCTGTGGTATTTCTTGCGAAACGGCTGATAGATTTTGTGATAATAAAATCAATTTTGCCATCTTTGCAGTCTTGAATAAGTTTGTTTAATTCTGGACGTTTTTCCTTCTTGGTACCGGATATTCCTTCATCAAAGTAGAGTCCGGCGAATGTCCAATCATTATGAGCGGTTATATAATTTTCATAATGCTGCTTTTGTGCTTCAAGACTTTCTAACTGAGCATCGCTGTCAGTAGATACTCGGCAATAAGCTGCGACTCTAAGTTTTGGACGAGTGCTTTGAAGATTGCGGTTTTCTTCAATTTTGGTAACTTTCTTCATTACTCGAAACCTCCTTTCGTAGTGTCACATATTACCGCTGGTTCTGGTGGATAGCAACGAATAGAGGGCATAATTTCGGCTAGAAATGGTGAGAAATATTGGCGGTTTAATTCTGTTATTTTGTCAAATTCCAACAAGGAAATAAGTCCTGCGGAAAGCAATGATTCAAGGATTTTTTGCGAGCGATAGTAGTCAAATTCATTTTGGATGTTTATGTCCATAACAGGTATCTCCCTTCGAGTGTAATTCCCTCGGATTGGCAATTTTTGACTCGAAGGGATTCCGTATTAGGGAATCCCTGTCATTGACTGTGATTGACTAATTTTGACTGATTTTATTCTGATTGACTTTGATTTTTATTTGATTTTACTTTGATAGATTTGACTGCTTCTGGAAGTACTAGTTTGGCATCTACACGCTGAGAGGCTTGATATCCAACAAGACCACGGTCTGCATAACGTTCGGAAAGGCGCTTGATGTGGCGTTTTCCTCTGTCACCAATCCAGTAATAACTGAAGTCTCCATAGAGGATAGGAGTGTTACCGTATTCGCTGTTGAGGTATTTGGTAACGAAAACTGTATGTCCCAATAATTTGTCCGGCTCACTTTCCGTGAGACTAGACTCCCAAGCTGGCTTTCCGTTGAATGTCTTTATCTTGCGAAGATGGAAATATGCTTCTTCTGACATAATACAGACTGCATTCTTGCGGTAAGGCTGCTTTAAGGAATATTGAAGATCGACGACATCATCCAAGGTGATGGAAGAGAGTGTATTAACTTCTAAGGCGGCTTCCGTTTGGTGGATAATTCCCACAGGCTTACCTTTGCCATTACCTGTAAGGAACGCTTCTTCCTCGGCATCACCAAGTGCATCGGCAAAGGAACTCTTAATGTAGGCTTCTAAGTCGATACCAGAGTCTTCTAACATTTCATCCGATACCAGGATTACAACGGCAAGTTTATAAGCATCGATTTCAATCTGTCCGAAACTTTCATTCGTAAAGGAATATGATTCACCTTCTTCTACCCAGAATGCTTCGCCATGAGCATCAACAACCGGGATTTTCAGATTGGTAGTTGTGGAGATGATTTTACCGAGACGGCGCATTAGATTTTTGTCACGGAGGGCCTGTACAAGTTCCTCTTCGTAAGTATCGGGTACAAGATATCCGCCTGTACCGTCACTTCCTTTCTTGAGAACATTGGATACTAATCCTGTGTGCAAATGATCGAGGAAAGCATTTCTGTATGAGATATCAGTAGTTTTGTTTTCTGTGGCACTAATATTTGTACCTGCAAATTTTGCCGCCATTTCATCAAGGCGAGCTCTTAACTCTTCGACAGAGTTGATAGTAAGATTGTTATTATTCATATGATTTTTCCTCCTGAAATTAAATGTTGTGGGCTTCACGTGCGCGAAGGAGTCTTTCCATCGCATCATCCTGGGGAGTTGGCCCCTTAAACTCCACAGAGCAGTTCTCTTTTACAATCTGGTATATTTGAAACCAGGCTGCATTTGCTTGTTTCATGTATTCTCTGCCCATAATGACATAGGGAGAGGAGATAACAGTGCCAGTAGGCTTCTTGGCAAGGAAACCAAACTGACTGACAGCTTCCTCACATTGAATCCAGCGAGCAATGGACATAGCATACTGTTCAATCTGTTGTGGTGTGACAAGCTGTTCACACTTACGTTCACAGAGCCATTCCCAAGTTTCTTTGAATATTTCTTCGGCACAGGTGTATGTTCCGTCTTTTTGCTTTGCCTTGAGATATTCTTTTACTTCCGGCATTTCACAGCCTTCTAAAGTAGCACCTTCAAATTCTACTACAGTTAGTTTTCTGCCTCCGGGATTACCGTTGGCGTATTTTTCTGCGGTGGCTTTCGGTTTTCTACCCGCACCTGCACGGGCGCCACCACGATTTGTACCATCTTTTGACATGATAGTTCCTCCGTTTCGTTTGATTAATAGGTTTTTTGTGTTTGAATTCGCAAAAGTTGTGCGTGCGACCCCAGCACCGTTGTCCTTATTATTAGCTGTAGGGATAAATAGGGGCCCTGGGGGTACACTGCAGCTGATTTGGGTTATAGAGAAGAGTATTTCTGATATAACTTATCAGCAACGCTTCCGATATCATCACGTGAGACTCTGTAGACTTTTTCTACAATGTGTTTCTTGTCTTTCCAGACGTAAAGAGTAGCTTTACGTTTGAGACTGGAAGTGTTGACACCGCTGATTTCCAGATCGTAACCATTACCAAAGTCTCTGCGGATAACGTGTTCTAGGTCGATGATTGTGGTTTCGTAATCAGGACCTAACTGTCTGCACAGCTTTCTTAAGTGTGGACTTAATGGTTGCATACGCATAAGAGT